GTGAGTGAAGAGGCATCAAAGCCGGACAGCGTGGAGCGCAAGATATGGATCGGCGTGGGAGTTGTGGCGTCCGTCGTCGTTGCATTCGTCGTCTGGATGCTCGCCAGCATCTCGAGCGACAACGACTACAAGGCCGAAGCGCAGGCCGCGTGCGAGGCCGATGTGCTGGCGAAGTATCACGGCGATGAGGACGTGTGGGTGTTCAGCGAGCTCGAGGGCCGCGATGGTGACCGACTTGAGTTCACGGTTCACGACTCGATTCCCGAGTTTGAGTGGACTTGCTTCGCTTCACCTGGTGACGACGGCGAGATTGTGGTCGATTCCTTCAAGTAGGGACTCCCTAGAAACACCAAAAGCGCCCCGCCTCGACTCCGAAGAGTGAGACGGGGCGCGAGGCAGGGGGGTGTGCGACTACTCAGCAGGCCCACTCGTGTCGGTGTTGCCCTGAGCCATTGCCGTAGCGGTGGCTGATGCGATGGCGATTGCGAACTGGCCCCAATCGCCCTGGGATGCCTCCCAGATTGACCACACAGCCAGCGCAAGAGTGATGGTGCCGTAGACGTGCCAGCGAACTCGTGCGGGCAGGATGTCGTGCAGATACTTCATGGCTTCCTCCTAGAACTTGCCGGTGGCATTGAGGCGACGCTGCATCGCCTTGATGGTCATGGATGGGCCGTCCAGGTGTCCGTCACCTTTGATGCCGTAGCGCTTAGACAGGGCGTTGATCGTGTCCGGCCCAATGCGTCCGTCATCTTCGATGCCCATTTCCCGCTGCATGGAAGCGATGAGTTGCGACCCGAGTGCCTTCGCCGATGCAACCCACTCCCAGCCGCTCGTCAGGCCAGGGTTAGCGGTCTTCCAGAAGTTCGACTGTCTCGACACCTTGCGATCTACGGGCGTTCCTTGCGACCGCTGTAGCGCCTCAGTTGTGTCGCCGCCCCAGTAGCCGTCCTCGTCAATGCCGGTCGGCTTGGGTTCAGGCTTCGGATCCGGCTTCACGTCAGGCTTCGAGTTGCCGCCACCTGAGACTTCACCTTCAAGAATGATGGCGGCGCGAGAGAACACGGCGGGAACCTGCTTGATCTTCGCATCGCCGGGACAAATCTTGCCGCGCGACCGTGAGTAGTACATGCCGCCGCCACGCTGCAAACGTCCGGCGCGAATGTCGGGCAGGTCAGGGAAGTTGCCGTCGATGCCGAGACGATGCCAGGACAGTCCGCGCGATTCATCCCCGAGCTTCGATGAGGTCGCCATGCGCAATGAGACGCCGTGAGTCTTGACGCACCAAGCGTAGAACTCTGCCAGCGCTTCAACCTGCGCGTCAGTCCAGGGTTCGCCGTTCGCATTCTTCACGCCACCCTGAGTCTCGACGCTGATCGTCGCATCGTTGCCCTCGAGGTCGGCCTCTGCCATGTAGTCGGTGTCCACGTACTGCTCGAACACGCCATCTTTGCGCAGGTACATGTGCGACGAGGGCTTGCCGGGTCCGTTGAAGTAGCCATGAAGTGACGACGCTTCCGAGACGGCAACATGCAGGTTCACGCGGTTGTGCGTCACGAGTTTGCGACCGGGCAGATACTTCGCGTCGATGGGCTTCCAGATTGCGCCGGGATAGCGGGCCATGATTCCTCCAAAGGGTTAGCGGCATGGCGGGGAAGAGGTCGGTCACGCTTCCGTCGAAACGGCCCCTAGGAGGTGCCCCGGCGCGACCACGCAGGGCAGGCGATGTCACCGAACGGTGACAACAGGTGAGATGTCACCGAACGGTGACATTGGGGAATGTCGCGTAGTCACGACACGGCACAACGGGCCGCGTTATCTCAGCGCACGGTTCGCAACAGCGTGCGGGCCTTGACGAAGTTGCGTCGCTGGAATGCGCCACACGCCTTGCACTTCACCAGCGCATAGTTCGTGAGCGCGGTCATTGCCGACCTGCCCTCTACAAGTGCGAGCTCGGACTTGCCGCAGTTGCAGCAGACCTCGACGGGGTTGCCGGACTCATCATGCCCGGCCCACAGGTTGAGGTTCGGATGGTCTTTGATCCAGGGGCGCATGGCATCCATCGCGCGCTCAGTCTGAATCACGTCCCCGATGTTGTATTCCTCCATGAGCGCGTGAGCCTCAGTGTCGCCGCGCAGGAAGTCCGTCCACAACGCGAACCCCTGGTGAGCAACCTTGCCACCCAGTCCGAAAGCATCCAGCGTCTCGGCCAACGATGCGTAGTCCCAGCCCATGCGCTTGCTTGTGCGCATGAGGTCAAGCGAGCGATACGGCGACGGCTCAGGGATGCCCATGCGTGCAAACTCGCCGCGCAACTTGGCCTCATCGAACCTGATCGAGTTGTACCCGACCACGATGTCTGCCTGGTCCATGAGGTCGCGGATCGAAACGAGCATGTCACGGTAGCCGGGAACGTCCTCGGGCTGCATGAACATGGAGTCGACCGGATCAATGGCGCGATACGTGACATCGGGGTCGCCGTACCATTTGGCCGCGAACGAGATAGTGGACGAGCGAATGAGTTGCTTCTCGCGGCCCATGTACTTCACGCGCGGACCCCATGAGAGGTACACGCCGGGGCGACGCTCGATATCGAACGTCAGCACCTTTGCGCGGGTGGTCATTGTGTGCTGGCGTGCGGCCTCAGCGATCCCCACAGGAGCACCCTCCCTTGAGGTGGCTCGCAAAGGCGTTGTACCTGAGCGTAAGGCCATCGTCCAGAACCTCGCGATACAACTTCGCCATGTTCCATCCACCCGCATGAGCGAGAGCGAGTTGCTTCAGTGATGCCAATGCCTCGCGAAGGTCGGGCGAAAGGGACTGCTCCCAATCGCCCACGCCGCATCGTGTGCGGGGGTCGGCTTTCGGCCCCGACTCCAGTGCTTGTGCTAGTCCCATTGCGCCCTCCTAGCGTCGTTGGGTTAGTTGAAGATCGTTGCCAGCGTCGTCACCACTGAGCCGACCAGCAGCACGCCGCCGGATACGGCTGTCCACAGTTGCCACGGCGCAATCGTCTTGCGTGCTTCAACAGCGCGCAGCCGGTCCTCGTGGTCGTGATAGCGGGCATCGTTCAGCGCCCGGTCCTCGTATCGCTGTTGCTCCGATGAATCCTGCTTTGCGATCAGGGTGTCCAACTTGCCGCCCAGGTCAGCAAAGCCCTCTTTCATCTGCCCCTCCAACTTGGCGATTTCGACTGCCTCTATGGAGTGCGTCTTGTCGGGTGTCATGACCGCTACCCCGCACCGCTTGTGGGTGTCACCTGAATCGCGTGCCAGTGCCACGCGACGGATGTGCCCGCCTCGGGGCGCAGGTCAAAGCCAGATGTAGTGACGTTGAGGATGAGCGCGGATGCGCCAATGGCAGAGCCCGACGCGGACGTCACCTGAGCGGTGACGATCGGGGGGTGTGTGAAGCGTCCTGAAGGAAAGGTGACCGCACGGAAGCCACCCGGCGTGAGGTTAGGAGTCACACCGGCGGCGACCGCAAAGGGGCCGTTCGCATAGTGCGTCACCCACGCACTCCCATCCACGCTCGACTGCAACTGCGCACCCACTGGTTGAGCCTTGTTGTGGACATACAGCGGGTTATCGGCACTCGGCGCTTCCATGCCCTTCGTCGCCAGCCACGGCACCAGAACATCATCGCGCTCAGTGTTGTCCGCGACGGGGAAGATGGAACGGCGCGATAGCGTGTTCCAAATGTCCTGGAACGGCTGCATCTGGTCGCCGGGGACGAGTGACGGCCATGTGTCCTGTGTGGTCATGGGGTTTCCTCCGTGGGTTCAGGCTCGGGGTCAGGGTCAACGGGCGGTTCGGGCGTAGGCATGGGGTGGGCGTCGTGGAAGGTGGCGTGCGCAGCCGCATCGCCCACGACCACGCCGCATTTGCAGACGGTCCACATGTCACACGGCCTTCACGTAGGTGATTTCGATGGACATTGAGCCGCCTGTGCCGTAGAAGCCCGCGTCGCCAGGGCCAACGAGCGCCAGGCCTTTGATCGACCCGGTGCGCAATCCCTCGCGCATGGCCGATGAGAGCGCGACGGTCCGTGTGGACCCCTTACCCATTGACGGCGCCGTGACGGTCGCGCCGGTCAACGAAGGTGCGCCACCGGGGATCGAGCCGTTGGTGGAGCCTCGAACGACGGCAGATTCAGCGCCCGCTCCGGCATAGTCGTTGCGCTTGAGCTTGAGGGTCGCTTTGGTGATTTCTACGGCGCCCAAGTTGGCGATACGGCTCCCGTAGACAGCGAGGCCGGTCATGTCGCCAGACCCGTAGGCGTTGCCCTGGTACAGGGCGCGGGGGAAGTCCCAGCGGCCACGATTCCAATCGTTCCAACGGTTTACGCTGTTGCGGTACGTGCCAGAGTCGGAGGGCTGAATGGTCGTCGTGAACGTCTTGTACTTCACGGCAGCGTCGCGAGATATGGCCTGCGATCCACTCCACCCCGACGAGCCGCCAGTGTTGTTGGCCTGAATCGCCACAGTGAGTGTCTGGCCCTGGGCTAGTCCAAAGGTCGCCACCGGCACATCGTTCGACACATACGACCAGGCGCCGCCATAGTTGAAGCGGAACCGGTATCCCGTCGCGCCGCTCGATGGGTTGGCGGTGGCGGTGACGGTGTTGCCGTCGAGCGACAGGGACAGGCCTGTTGGCGTCGCGGGCGCAGATGCGGCCACGCCTACCTCGCCGACGACCCACGCCTTGCCATTGTCGTCCCACTGGATCAGCACCTTGTCGTTGACGCTAATCACGGCAGACACAATCGACCCGGCGACCACCGTGCCTGCCGTAGTCGAGATGGTGACAGTCGAGCCGCTGATCGCAGTCACGGTGCCCGTCGAAGGGCGCGACAGAGGCGTGCGAGCAATGCCGATGCTCCCCAGCGCCACCGGTCCAGCGGGATCGCGAGTGATGTAGGCGGTCTGCCCCGGCGCATAGTCGCCAATGAATCCCACCGCGGGAATCACTATCGTTGACTCACCAGCGGCGACTTCGATGCGACGTGCATCCTCGTCAACCGACACAACCTCAGCCCGCCAATATGGGTCATTGTCGCCGTGGGCGCGCTTGACTGACTGCAAGGCGTTTGCGAGCTTGTCTGACACGCTCACACCTCGCTTTCAGACACGACAGAGACAGTCAGCCGCATATCGCCGGGGCCGGTGGGGAATGTGCCTGCGATGACGTAGCCGAGGTAGCGCACGCCCTCGCGGATCACCTCGACCGGCTCATATGGCTCGACACGCGGATCGACAGCGGCGGTGGCTTCGACGGTGCGTGCCGGACGCATGGACGTCTTGAGAATCGACGCCGCAGCCGACTCGCACTGTGACTTCGAGGTCAGCGTGGGCGACGTATAGAAACGGGTCACGCGACCGTACGGACCATCGACAGCGAACGGGCCGGACGTGACGAACGCCTCGCCCTGAATCAGCGGCGCGTCAGACTCGGTGGACTGCGCGCGCGCGATCACATGGTTGTAGCGGCCCGAGCGCGTGTCTGAGCGTGGGGCAGAGACGACAGTGCCGCCCTCGCCGTCCGTGAATGTCATGGTGGGCGTCACGGTGTCGGGCAAGTCGGGGATCAGTCGCACGCCGCCGAACCCGTCCGGCACGATCAGCGCGGGCCACGTGTCGGCAATGTCGTACAGTGCCGCGAGTCGATCCTCGGGCCACTCAAACGAAGATGGGCACGCGCGATCCACGAGCGCCGGGTCAATGTCCACAGGGATTCCAGCGGGCATGATGCGCCGGAACTCGCTGGCGAGCGTGCCGCCTCGACGGGGAACCTGGGGCGTTGAGAATCGGTCCTCGGCAACACGGCCTAGTACGCCGTGAGCCTGCACTTCAATGTCGCCGCCGCCGTCCGTCCATTCGGCATTGACGACGCGCGCAAGTTCCGTCACCCAGCGCTCGTCACCCAAGTGCATGATGGCGTTGAGGGTGAGTTCTTGCCCGTAGTTCGCCAGCGCGGCCTGCGTGTTGCTTCCTGGGGTCCAGTTGCGACCAGCGGCCACGGCGGGGAATGCGAGTGTCGCTGACTCGATATCCTCGCGTGTTGTGTCGAAGGTGTACGAGCCGCCCGAGGGTCGCACATCCTCAGCGAGTGTGGACGCGCCCAGGTAGGAATCAACGCGCACCCGATACCCGACCGCCGCCGCCTGAATTACGGTGGGAGCACCCGCGCGCATCAGGCAACCTCGGAGGCAAAGTCAAAGCGGTTGAAGTCAGCGACCGTGCCGCCCTGACTGAGCATCCACGTGTTGAAGTCAGCAACCGTGCCGCCCTGCGTCAGAATGAAGGCGTTGAAGTCAGCGACCGTGGAGTTTGTCACCGCGACCGTCGCGTAGGGGTCTTCTGTTTCGACCCACGACAGGGACCACACACGCTGCTTCGACGTGCCGCCATCGCCCGCCCACAGTTGAGACGGGGCGGCGGCAACCGACACCACCTGGACGGCAGGCACGTCGCGAATGTCGCCATTGGTGCGCAGGATCATTGGCGCGGACTTGCCCAGCTCGGCACGCAACAGCCGTGAGTTCACGAAACTGGTGCGCGCGGCAATCTCCCCAGACTCACCGCCCGCCTCCGAGAAGCGCACGACAGTACTACGGCGACCGGGTACTCGCGAGAAATGCTGGTCAATGGCAATCTCGCGCGGGTCGGCGTTGTCCAACCACGTGAAGTCCACCACCGTCTCCCCGTCCAGTGACGTGAGCAGGTAGTCGCCGTCGTATGTGACCGTGATTGGCGCGGTCTGGTAGTCAGCACCATCGACGCGCACCGTGTAGACGACCGGCGCATTCACGGCCCCGGTGTTGTCAATGCGAATCAACTGCGACGACGACGCGACGGCAGGGGATGCACCACGCACGTACCACGACCACGGGCCAGTTGACCCGGTAATCGTCACCTCGTCGCCGATGGTCAGACCATTGACCTCGATCTGCACCATGCGCGGGGTTGTTGCACCCACGAGCGATGCCGAAACGGTGACGGCCATTAGCGCACACCCCCTGCAACGCGGCGACCGGTCATATCAATCTCCCCACGCGCCAAACGCTGAGATGCGGCAATCATGTAGTCGCCCAGCGCCGCGATGTCGCCACTCGACATGGGCGACGTAGACACGGACGGGCTCACGGTCACGGACGGGCCAGTGTTCATGGCCGCGCCCACTGCATTGAAGTTGCCGCCGTTGGCGAATCCGGCACGAGCCATCGCGCGCATCTCGGCGACCGCAGCGTGACCACCCATCCCGCGAACCTCTTGCGCCGACAACACGTGCTCGTTGTGGGACAGCAGTGCCGGGATTGAGTCGGACGTTTCCGAGCCAGGGCCGAACACGGGGCCACCGGTCGCGAACGTCCCGTAGGCGATTGGCCCCGAGACGGTGCCGCCCATCGATGCAATCTTGGTCTTGAGCGCGTTAAGCCGGGCCGTCGCGTTTGACGTATCCACAGAAACTGTGGTCGTGATGTTGCGGGGCACGCGAGCGTAGTTGCCCATTAGGGTTCGGCGCTCACGCTCTGCGGGCCGGCTGTCAAAGTCCGCGCGAGTTGAAACTTCATCTGGAATCAGGCCGAGGTCGTCGGCCAGGCCTTCGGCCTCTTCAGCCGTGAGTCCCATCTGGGTTGCCGTTAGGACAAACGCCTCGCGGGCACTCCCCATCGTCGCATCAATATCCTCAGCGGCGGCATCCGCTTCTCGCATCGCATCGCGCTGATCCAGGGCGGCTCGAGCGAGGTCATCGAGAGCGGATTCGTTTGCGCGTCCCTTCGCCGTGTTGCGGTCCAGGGTCGCGCCATTCTCTTCCAGCGCCTCGGCTGCGTCGTCAAGCGCCTGCTCGTACTGCCTCGCCGCCGAGCGGGCGTCCAGAGCGATGCCTGCGGCTTCGCGCTGCGCGTCGATCAGGTCTTCCAGCGATTCTGTTGCATCATCCGCAGCGTCAGCAGTGTCACCCCATGCGTCGTTTGCCACGGCGGCAGAATCGGCGGCGTCTCCCTGTGCAATGTCGGCAGCCGCTAGGGCGTCGCGGTACTCCGGCAATTGAGCCTCAAGGCGCTCTACTTCGAGGCCGGTGTCGGCGAGCAGGTTCTTTGCCGTCTCAATGTTGCCACTCTGCACGAGGCCGCTGAGGGCACTGTCGAGCGAGCGGAAGATCTCGGCCGCCTGCTCTTCGTCGGCCTGCGAGAATGCGCCAGTGCCAGGGCCGTTGAGTTGGCCCCAGAAGCCCTTTGCGCTGTACTCGGCTGCCTCAAGCGCCTCCTCGAGACTGCCTAGGTCCTTGGCCGCAAATGACCACGGGCTGTCGTTCTGCTCGAACTGGCCGAGCGCGAACAGGGCATCCTCGAGACCGCCGCCAGCGTCCTTTGCGTCGAGCATCGCCTTGGTGACCTCGGCCACGCCTCCCGCTGCGTTCACGGAAGATTTGGCCGCTGCGGTCAGCGCCTCGTTGAGTCCCCAAGTGACGCCTGCCGCGATACCCACTGCGCCGCCGACGCGCGTTGCGCCACCTGCGATCCGTCCGATGCCACTTGCAACACGCGGCGAGATTGCGCCAATGTCCCTGAGTGCGCGCCCTGTTTCGATCATGCGCGGGAACATCAGCAGGAAGCCGCCCGCCGCGAGCGACGTGACCGTAGCTACACCGCCCAGGCCGGTAATCGCCCGCTGCACGCCGGGGTCCAGGTCGGCAAACCACTGAGATACGTTCGCCACACCGCCCGCAAGGTCCGCGAGCATCGGCAGCAGGTTCTCGCCAATGACAATCGCGGCCTCGTTGAGCGAGTTGCGCGCGATGGCAATCTTGGCTTCGGTCGTGTCGTAGCGCTTCTCAGCCTCGGCAACAAGCGCCTCGTTGGACTCCCATGCACCGTTGGCAATCTCCAACTGGTCATTGAGCAAGCCCTGAGCCGAGCCCAGCGACAGCACAGAGCGCTTGAGGCGTTCATCTGCGAGACCCAGGTCATCGAACACCTGCGTGGTCGACTCGCCGGACTGAGCCATCCGGCCCATGCCCTCAACGAACATGCCGATAGCCGTCGCCGCGTCGTCCTCGAATGCCGAGCGGAAGTCCTCGACCGACACTCCCGCGACCCTTGCGAACGTCTCGAGATCAGCGCCACCGTCACGCACCGCGTCGCCAATGGACGTGAACACCTTCGACATCGCCGTGCCGCCAGCCTCGGCCTCAACGCCCACAGACGTGAGGGCCGATGCGAACGCGAACACGTCGGCCTCGGATAGTCCGGCCTGACTTCCAGCCGCCGCGAGACGTGTGCCCAGGGCCACAATCTCGGCCTCGGTCGTGGCGGCATTGTTTCCGAGGTCAACGATGGTCGCGCCCATGCGGTCAACGTCTGTGGCGGACGTGCCCATGATGTTGGAGATTCGGGCCAAGGCGGTCGCGGCCTCATCCGCGGTGAGATTCGTCGTCTCGCCCAGGTCAATCATGACCCGCGTGAATGCGGCCACGTTCGGCGTTGCAACACCCAACTGACCGGCAGCCTCAGCAACCGCAGCGATTTCCTCGTGCGTCGCAGGCAGTTCCGTCGCCATCTGACGCAGATCCGCTTCAAGCTGGGACAGTTGCTCGTCGGTGCCCTCAACGGTCTTGAGAACGCCAGTCCAGGCCGTCTCCCAGTCCATCGCGGCCTTCGCAGACAGGCCGAACGCCACGGCTCCTGCGGCACCAAAAGCCGTGATCGACGCGCCCGCCGTCGTCCACGACTCGCGGTTGACCTCAGCCGAGCGGACCATTCGACCCGCGACCGTGTCGATGCGCTTGCCGTCACGGTCAACCGATGCGGCGAACTTGTCCGTGGAGTCCTGCGCCGCCTTCATCGCGGCCTGGTAGCCGGCAATCTGGGCGTTCAACTTAACGCTGATGGTCCTGGTGTTGCTCACGCCATTGCCTCCACGACCTTGTTGGACTTGCGGATGTTGCAGCCGTTGTGAGCGGCCTGTGCATTTGCAGGCGAGTGCTCACCGCCGCGAGACAGCGGGATAATGTGATCCACGACGGGGCTTGCGAGCGACGGCCACTCCTCGCCCTTGTCGATTGGTCCGTGGCAGATGCCGCACGTCCACTCGTCGCGCTCGAAGATGTCCTCGCGGCGATATGGCTCGACCGTTGCCGCGCGCACCCTTGCGCGGCGAGCTGTTACGTGCTTCCAGTTCGCCTTATGGCGGTACGACTCGAAGCATTCGCGGGAGCAGTACGAGTAGTTCTTGCCATTGCCTCGGAACTCAGTGCCGCACGCGCGGCATGTGCAATCCCGGTCCCTCTTGGGCGGAGCGGGCACGAACACTGAGCGAATCCGCTTGCGCCTCGCCATGCACGCTTTGCACGGGCCGCCCTTGTTTGCGGTGAATGCGGTCAGCGTCTTGTCGACGCCGCATGCTGGGCACACGCGACACCCGTTGACCACCTCGCCCGCCCGCCGCGTCGTCGGGGAGCCTGTGCGCTGCCAGCGCGAGTAGTGGGTGCCGCACCAGCCGCGCGACCACACCTTTTGCTCGCATCCGTCAACGTCACACTCGGCTACGCCAACCACGACTGGGCGCACATACTCCGGATCGCCGTGCCGCCACCACCGCTTCCAGTGCATGGAGCACATGCCACGCCCGTAAGGCTTGACCAACTCACGCCCACAGCCATCAATCCGGCAGGTTCGCAGCGCCATGCGGCCACCTTCGGCGATGTTGAGTTGTGGCGCGCGGGCCTACTTCGATGGACGGCGCGGCTTGTAATCGGGGTCGAGCGTCACGACAGGGAACTCGTGTGCCTCGGGCTTGTGGCCCGTGTCCTTAATGGCCTTGACCGTGTAGTCGGTGCGCCACTCGACGGTCCACCAGCCCTCGAACTCGGGGTCGGACGCCTTGACGGCATCGATGCCCAGCGAGTTCGTGGACTTGTCGTAAAGGGTGAGCGCCTGCATGAGCGTTCGATCACGGGCAGATAGCGCCTCATATTCAGACGGCGACTTGCCCCAGTCCCGCGCTGTCTCAAGTTGGACGCGCAGGCCGTCGCGCTCACGTAGGGCGCTGACTATTTTGGGAGCGGGGGAGCGACCTCACCCTTAGTGGCCTGAATTGCGGCATCTAACAGGCGGTTAAACTGAGGGATACCACCGGGACGCGAACGCAACCGGCGCACATGCTCAGCCGTGACGCTCGTTGTCGTCTTGTCGCCTTGAGTGACCGACAGCACGGATGCGGCGACGGTGGCGATGTCCACTGTCAAGCGGCGTTCCTTGTCGCGCTTTTGCCACTCGCGGAAGTCCTCGAGGTACTTCTTGGCAACCGGAGCGGGCGCACCTACAGGCGGCTTTGTGGGCTGAGGCTCGCGAGGGTGCGCATCCTCGATCGCGTCCCACTCGTCGCCCGAAACTGCACCCATCGTCCACGTCGATAGGGACGCCTCGAAGAGTTCGGAGACGGCCTCAATGCGCGCGTCAATGTCCGCGAATGGGTCGGTGTCGGTCAGCGACTTTTCGCCGCTGTCATCCTTGAGTGCGGCCTCGATCTCGGCACGCTCAACCCGTAGCGCCTCAGCCTCAGCCGCTACAGCCGGGTCGTTGTAGATCGGCACGTCAACACGCGCCACGGTGCCAGTTGCCAGCCAGTCGTCAAGGTCGAGTTCGTCACTCATGGTTACTCCCGTCGCAGTGGTCGCAGATGTTGGATTCGTTCCCCGTGGGGCCTTCCCCGCACCGCCGCTGCGACGCCAACGATGCGGGGAAGGGGTCTAGTTACGCGCCGGCGACCAGCAGCGTGTCGAGCGAGGCCGTACCCGCGTAGCCCAGGGCCGAGATGAACTTGGAGTAGCCCTCGGTGTTGTCGGCTTCCTGCGGGTCGTCAACGGTGTACTCGATGTAGCGCACCTCATCGCTCTCAGCGAAGTCCTCAGTGGACGCCTTGCCGCCCTTGCGGTACAGGCAGCGGATGAGGGTGCCCTTGGTCTTCATGGCTTCCCACGCGAGGTCCGTCGCAGCATCGGGCTGCAACGTGGTGTCGTCGTAGGACCGGTAGCCGGTGATCGTGCGCCCCGAGTAGTTGGAAGCACCGAACGCCTGAGCATTGCCCTGGTCGCACAGTGCCTTCTCGTCAACGGTGTCGGAACCGGACGGGCCGATGTTCAGCGGGTCCATGATGAGGCACGAAACGTCCGTGCCCGCGTTCGCCTCAGTCGCGGTAATCGCGGCGATGTCAGCGGGGCGAGAGTCGAGCAGCACGAGCTTGGTCGTGCCATCGGCGAGCATCTTAGGCATCGGGGGTCACTCCTTGTGTGTCTTCCCCCTGTGCCGGGGGTTCGATAGGTGGAGTCGCAGTTTTCGGAGCCTCAACGGGCTCCGACTTCTTGCCGCTCTTCTTGGCGCGGGCTTTGGGCGTGAGGCGATAGCGGCCTTCGAACGCGGGGGATGTGAGGTAGTGCTCGGGAACGCGCACCTTTGCTCCATTGCGGGTGGCATATGCGTCTACAAACTTGCTCACTAGTCCGTCTCCCCTCGTGAATCGCAGATCGCGTCGTGGTCGCGCTCGCACTCGTCGGCGCAATGGCCGGGCTTGCAGGCGCAGGTTTCAGGGCAGGGCATAGCGACGCACCTCCGTGCGTTGTGGGGCGGGGATTGCTAAGCGGTGGGGGTTGCGCGGTACAGGTAGGTGTCTGTCGCGTAGATCGGGTGACCCGAGCCGGGGAGCGTCACTTCACGGTCAGCGGCGAGGATGCCGGTGGCAGTGCGCCGAATGTCCGTGCGGTATCCGGTGACGATGGGCGACTTGCGGTCCAGGGCCGCGTACGCCTTTTCTTGCACCCACCGGGCCTGTTCGCGGCCAGTCCCCGCGCCCGTGACCTTCACGCTCGGCTCGTGAAAGTCGCGCGGAACATCATCAATGGACGCGGCGATGCGCGTGAAGGATGGCGCGGCGACCACGACGTAGGGGAAGCTCGGAGACTCTTCGGCCTCAGTGTCGTAGGCCGTGATCCCCGCGTCCGTCAGCAGCGCGAGAATGCCGTCGATGTGCGCCTGAGTCATCCCAGCGCCTTAATCGCGGCGGCTTCCATGAACCGCTCGAATGCGGGGAGCTCTTCCATCAGGTCCACTTCGGGGTCGCGGATTGTGCCGCCACCACCACGCGATGAGCCGTTGTACGCGATGAACGCCAGCGAGCCCTGGTGCCCGCGACCGCTGCGGCCAATCTCAGGGCCAATCTCAGCCGACACGCCATCAACGTCCGGCTCAATGTCGAACGTTATGTCACCCGCGACCGCATGCCAGTGCTTGCGCTCACGAGCTTGAGCCCGCATCGATTTCTTGATGTTCTGCGCCGACTTGAACATGACCGACGTGACATTGCGCGAGATGCGGGCGGGCGCGTTGCCAAAGTCAGCGGCAACCGCACGAACCTGGGAAGTGTCGAACGATGCGTACTTGCGCGTCATGCTTGCACCTCCGAAACGGGGAAGCGGCGGGCGGTTCGGTACGTCTTGGACGATTCGGCGGCAATCCGCAGCCGCGCCCCCACGTTGTCGGGGTCCATGCGCGAGGTCATGCACTCGGCAATGTCGTCGGGGCGCACGCCCGCACTTTCGTCAGTGAACGGCAGGTGCAGGTGCGAGCGAGTGACGACGAACGTGTGCCCGGCGGCAGCGGGGGATTGCTCGTATGCCTCGAACGTCTGCCACTTGCCCGGCCCCTCATAGACCGTCGCGAACGTCGGCTCATATTGGCCTGTCACGTCGTTGAACGCCTGGCCTGTCTCGCGCTCCACTCGCCACGTGTCTGTCATTTGGCGAGCGGCGGCACGACGGCCAGCATCGGCGGCACTAACCGCAGACATCAGGCACCAGCCGACGTGGAGTAGTTCGGCGGCGACCACTTGCCAGAGAGGTCGCGCATGCCGCGCGGGTGAATCGAGAAAGCGTCCTGCGAACCCGACGACGGAAGCAGCAACTCCCACTCATCGTCAGTCAGGAACAGATCACCGCGCGCATAGTCGGAGTTGAGTCCGTACGAGTAGTCGTCAATGCGCTCGTTTTGCTTGCCGTCAGGGTTCTTGACCTTGCGGACAACCGCATTGGCCTCGACCATGACGACCACGGCTTCGGCAGGGTTGCCGTCCGTTACGCGGTCGTCAAGGTCGGGGACACGGGCGCGAATGATCGCCTCAACGTCAGATAGCCAGGCCTCAACCTGGGCCACCTCGTCCGCGTCAGAGATGGCGCGCCCGAGTCGCGTGGATACATCGGTAAGCACGGCGTAAGTCACGGGCGCACCATCCCTTCAGCGTTGAGGTCGATCAGCTCGTGATGCTTAAACCGGGTCGGTGCCGGTCAAGCGAACGAACTTGGAGGTGTCGGCAATGAACCCGACGTGAATCTCGGCGCGAACCGAGATCATGTTGTCCTGCCAGCCAGCGGAGATGAGGTCGCCGTTGGCTGCATAGACGGGGTTGTCCGAGATGTCGATGGACACGCCCTCGACCTGGCCCCAGACAGCCTTTGACCAGTCGCCCGCGATGCCGACCGTGTGAGGGTCGGTCGTCTCGGTGCCAGCATTGGCAGAGCGGAACACGGGGCGCGCCAGGATCGACCCGACCGAACCCTCGGTCTGCACGTTCTGGGTGATGATGGGCGAACCAGACGTGTCGCGGTTGCCCAGTGCCAGAATCTCGCCAGCAGGGGCCAGTGCCCATGCCGAGAGGTTCGGAACAGCGCCCAGCGCGGCGAGGAATCCTGCATATGCGTCGTCCGAGCCGGGGGTGGTGTTCAGGATCGACACGCCGGAAGCGCCCGACAGGTCATCGAAGTTCGACGCAGGCGCGCCGATGCCGTGAATCGCGGCGTTGTCAAACGTCTTGCCGAGCGCGCCGGGGAGGCGGCTCACGAGGGCATTGAACAGGCCGGGAAGGTCGCGACGGAACTCGTCCGAGTATGTCTGCACGACCGCGATCTTGTGCGGCACGAGGGTCTTGTTGCCAACAGTGGCATTCGAGACAGGCTTACGCTCGGTCTCGCCAACGAAGGCGGGCTCGGAGTCCGTCAGAACCTCGTGGTAGACGGTTCCAGCGCCGGACAGCGACACGCGACGAGCAAGGCCCATCACGACAGATGCGTCCTGAATGTCCTGCCAGATTTCCTGAGAAACCTCGGGGGGAAGGTTCACGCCCGTGGTTCCGCGGTTGATGTCAACCATGTGTTGCTCCTTGGGTATTGCCCACGCGGGGCGTTTTAGACGTTCCCGCCCAATGCGGCGGCGAACATTTCAGCGGTGGAGGTCTTGCCCGCCGAAGTCGCCCCTTGGGACGTGTCCGGTAGTACCTCCGTCTTGCCGCCTCGCGCGGCCAGGTGAGGCTTCCGTTCGATCAGGTCCGCAATCGCTGCGGACACTGCGGCAGAATCAATCTCGCCGTCGTCGGATACCTCAAAGTCAGTGGGGTCGATGAACGCGAGGGCATCCATCGGGTCTGCAAGCTTGCCCGTGGCGGCGGCTCGGAGTTCAGCACTCACGATGCGCTGATTGGCCTTCGCCAGTGCCTCGTCGCGCACCTTTGCGGCCTCTAGTTCCGCAGCGTGCTCGGCTTCGCGGCCTTGCTCCTTGGCCTCAAGCGCGGCAATGCGCTCCTTGGCCTCGCGTGCGGCCTTCTCTGCGGCCTTGCGAGCCTCGCGCTCTGCCTGAATCGCCTTCTTGCCAGCGTCGCCCAGGTCGGGTGCGGCACTAGCGTTCTCTACGACCTCTTGAGTCGAGTCGGGCGCGGCTGCGGTGGCTTCTGTCGCGTCTGCGGCGGGTGCTTCTGTGGTCATGGGAACCTCCATCGCGGGGGTCGGTGCCAGCACGTCGCGTGCGGGCGTGGATTAGGGGCGCGTATACCCGAGCCAGCCGAAATCGCGGAGCATGTCGCGCGTGCGCTCTTGGCTCAATCCGAGTCCGATAATCGTCTCGGGCATGAGTCGCGGCGCAGTCAGTTGGCGGTATCGCGAGCCGGGAGATTTCGACAGTGCAGATAGGGCACGGACGCGGGACATTTGCTGGTAGGCGACACCGCGAACCGTCGTGCCCTCGGTCGTGTAGGTGATGTTGCGCCCGTACTGTTGGGCCTTCTTCACGCCCGATGAATATGCGTTCACGATTTGATACGGGTCTGCATCGAACTCTGCATATGCGAGGGCGTTTGCCTTCGAGCCGAGCGCCTTCGCAAGCCCCTGCTCGTCAAGCGATCCGAGATATTCCCCGACGTCTGTCGTCAGGTCGCCGGCCACGTTCTCGGCAGCAGGGATATGCACGCAGTCGCACCCTGGATGCCGTTGGAATCCCTGGCTCTTGCGGTAGTGCTTGCCCGCGAGAATCACACAACGTCCACATGACGGCGGCGTGAGTTGTCGCACCCATCCCGAAACCGGGCGGGCGTAGGACTCGAACCCCTCCATGCCGCGATGCGTGTCGGACAGGATCGTGCCAACAGCACCCGCAATCCACTCGCCTGCACGATGAAGTGCAACCGACTCAGATGCGCCCGCCTTGACCTGCTTCTTGGCCTCCGTGACAGCGCCGTACATGAGGACCTCAGTCGGGCGACCGTCGCCAGCGGTGCCAACGTATGCGCCGGGGTCAATGTCAAACCGAGGCCGGTCGGCCTTCGCTTGGTCGGTAGCCTCAAGAATGGCCGGGATGTACGCCTGCGCCTGCCCGGAGATGCGAGCCTGAGCGGTGTTGGAAACCTCAATCAAGTCCGGCGCGATGGCTAGAAACGACGCATCGAAGTCGCTGCCCATGCGCCGCCACAGACGCTTAACTGCGGCAACGGCGGCCCCGTTTTCGGCGCGCTGGTCACGCGCGTAGTCAGACGCAACGCGGGGCAGCGACTGAATCGCCACGGGCTAGTCCTTGTCGCTCAGTCGAGACAGGTACGGGTCGGTGTTCTCAGCCTCACGCAAGGCCAGGGCGCGCGTCACCTTCTGCGGCGACCAGCCCAGCTCCTCATATGCCATCTCGGTCGGCAGCAGTCCGCGCCCGCTCTGGTCAGATGCGGCCCACATCTTCACGACCGCATCGGCGCGCGAGGCGTAGGTCGGCGTGCCCGCGTCGTACCACAGGCACTCCATCGCCTCGAGTTCGGGGTCGCGCTTGCCGGTCTTGATCTGCATGGCGATACGCATTGCTTCCTCGCGAGCGTTGCCCAAGACGACCTGATCGCGCTCGGCGCGCTTCACGAGGCGGGCCTCGCGCGAACGAATCGCATCGGCACTTGCCGCGTCATCCGAGGAAAGTCCGAAGTAGTTCGGGGGCAGGCCGGTGACAGCCGAAGCCTGACGCGCGTACAACGTCTGCATCGTGTCGAAGTTGCGCATGTCTGACGATGCGTACTGACCGAACTTGGTGTCGCTATTCGTCGCCGCATTAATGACGCCGAAGTAGGATTCCCAAACCGGAAGCGGCTTGCCATTTTCGTCGGCAAAGTCATTCTTGGACACGCCGGCCACCCATCGAGCAGGAACGGCGTGCGTCTCCTGCGCGACCTGAACGTTCGTGATGTTGCGCGCCGCTGCATCCGTCACCGGGATCACATCTGCCATAGCCGAAACGCCCTGATAGGTGCGGCCTGCCGGGATTGTCGAGCGACGGCCACGGAACGATGGCACCACGGGCACGCGACCCAAGTTGTGATCGTTCTTGCTGACGATTTCCCAGATGCCGCCGTCGAGAGACAGCCAGTAGGTCACGTTCGGCAGATACAGCGTCGCCCGGTCGTCAGATTGCGAATCCGGCGTGCCCTTGTACAGTCGCAGCGCCGCCGTCACCTTGCGCGTGCGGGGGTCGCGGTCGGTAATGACCTGACGCGGCGACTCCACCGTAATCAGCGGCTCGCCCTCGCGCTCGTTCGCACCGACACAATGGAACGAGCGCCCGTACACCTGATAGTCGAGCCGGGCGATGATGTCCTGCTCGTCCATGTCGTTTGCCTGCCACGTACGCCACAAGTCCGCGTCGCCCGTGTCGTTGCCAGGGAGTCGAAATCCCTTAACGTCCAGGCGGTCCGCAATCGCATCGGCAACCACTCGCGGCCAGTTCACGATCACGCGGAAGTTCTGCACCTCGGGAGGGATTGCAAGTCCGAGCTGGTCAAAGCGCTGCATGCCGTCGTAGTACCGGTCGAGCAGGTCCAGGTGACTGCGGACGGCGACTAGATCGCCCTTGAGCCGGTCGAAGATTGCCTGATCCTCGGTCGTTAGTCGCGCCACGTTGAGGCCTCCTAACGTCGAAATACGATGACCTTGTTGTCAGTGGGTGCGCCCAGTGCGCGAATGTCCGCAGCGGCCTCATGCGCGAGCACGTCGGCCATGAGAATGTCGATCTTCTGCGTCTCAGCAGGCTTGCCGAGGATGTACTTGTCGCCGGGCTTGGCGACCTTGCGGGCCGCGAGTGCGTGGACCTTTGCCGTGGGGTCGCCGTCGTGAGACGTAAGCCCCTCGTGCGAGTCCTCCAAGTAGCGGGTGAGCGCCTGAAACATGCGCTCGATGCGGTTCGTTGGCCACATGACCACGACATCCTCGCCGAACTCCGATGCCCACTGGTCGGCTTGCGTCTCCCAATGGCGCGGGTCGATATAGAGTCGCTCGACCTTGTACCGGTCGAACATCTCGCGAACCGCGGCATCGACCTCGCCGCGTGGGATTCGCTCATTGGGCCACTCGGCAGGATTCCAGTGCGTCGGGCGAGAGTCAGGGCCGTACGTTGGCGTGAACCTGTAGCCGTCGATAGTCTCGGCGCGCAATGCAGTGTGGTCGCCCGAGCGGCTGCCGTCGAAGCCCAGCGAAATCCTGCGATCCGTTGATGGTGACTTAGCGCGCGTCTTGTCCCACAGTGCCTCGGGCATGAATGCGCCCAGGCCTTGTACGAGCTTGTTGCCAAAGAACCGCTCGGCCTGCGTCGGGTCCGTCTCCAATAGTTCCGCAGCCTCGGCCTCGATTGCGTCGAGGTCTACCCACGGCGCGCCCTCGTACACAAACTCGTGAATCTTGCGACGGTCGCGCTTGAGCCGGTAATTCAGGCCCGATGGCGGTCGCCGGTAGAACTTGTAGATGTCCTCGCGGCGCGACTCTTGCGTTTGCTGAGCGCGCGAATCGTCCATCGGGTCCCACGCATTCGTGGTTTCGATGGATCGGCCACCCATGCCGCCCAGGTTTCGGCCCATCGTCTGAGCAACCTTGAGCAGCCGGTTCCGCGCCGTATATAGGCCCGTCTCATCCATCACCGCAAAGTTGATCGGTGCGCCCAGCTTCGAGTTGGCCGAAGCCGTCACCGCATCAATGCGACCCTCGTTCGGAAGCCGAATGAACCCCTCGCGCACGAGCATCTGGTCAGCAAGCGGGCCGCGACGGATCATCTGCTGCAAGGGACGGTAGATGTTGTCCACCTGGTCCTCGCTCGTGGCGAGCAACTGAATCAACGACGTGACGCGCGGCATGCCCATCGGCTCGCCGGGAAGGTACTCGTACTCGAAGTCGCACGGGCATCCGTGTTCCTGGCAGATGTACCATTCACCGCCCGTGGCATACCCGGCAAACAGGCATGGCCCGACTGCCTCGAACGCGGTGATCGACGCAGCCCACGGCCCCTTGCCGAGCTTCTGCGGCCCGACCACCTGAGATCGGCGATACTCGAACGCCTGAGAAAGCAACGGCCTCGCGGGATTGAACGCGAGGTCCGGCTTCACGCGGTAGTGATTCACCGCACACTCGACCTGCCAGCCACGCCATTCGAGCGGCTTGCCAAGGTCGAAGCCGTCAGGGACTACACAGTGATGGCTAACCCACTTGGCTGCAAGGAATCCGAGCGTCGGGAAGTCATCTTCCATCGCTCACAGTCCGCAACTCGGCGCGCGGGTCATACCCGGCCATTGGCGCTTCCGGCGTGCGCTCAGTGCGCTTGGCGGCAACCTCATCGGCGACGATCCGATAGCCAGCCTCGACCAGTCCAGCGTTCGAGAACATGCACTTGTCGTCTAGCCGAAACTTCGCGGCCCACAAGGCGGCCTTGGCGTCAGGATCCTCGAGCATCGACTTGACGCGGCACCACTCGGCCACATGCGGGATGCGCCACGACTCCTGCGGCGTAATCCAAGCGGCAGCCTGGGGAGTGGTCCAAGCCCACGCCCACCAGTGCCGCTCGCGTGCGGTCGGGTTCGGGGCAGGGAATTCGGGAACATCGCCGCCGTAGCCCTCAGCGGGCAGCGGGGAGAACGACAGCCCGCGTGCGTCCGAGCGCCCAGAGCGCGGGTCGGCGGGAGGGCCAGAACGGTTGCGTGCGCCACCAGAGGGCATGAAGATCACCTGTCTCTCGCCGCATCGCGCGGTCGGACCCCTCGCGTCGCGCGAGGGGCTAGGCAGTGAGCGCTAGGCTCGTAAGGTGCGAAATCTTGGGGTGGAGTGAACGCAAGGGAAGCCCCCGACGCCTGCGATCTGCCGCCCACTCCGACATGGACAGTTCGCGTTTGTCGCCGTTGCACTTCTGGCAGGACGGAACGATGTTGTGAATCGAGTTCGAGCCGCCAACGCTCAGTGCAACTACGTGATCCGGCTCAATGTCGGCAAGGGGAAAGTATTCGTGGCAGTAGGCGCACACTCGACCAATGTCGCGGTAGACGCTCGCGACCTCGGACCACGTGTACGTGCCGGGCGCTGCATACTCTCGTGCCCGGCGGCGCATGTTCTTGGCGGCGCGCTTGCATGGCATTGAACACACGATGGCGTCGTGGCGCTTGGTCCAGAACTGCTCGCCGCACCACCCGCAGTCGATGTATCGCCACCTCATGACGGCATCCATCTCCGCGTCGATTGCATCAGGAAGATCGTTCGTCACGGCGGCAATCTCGCGAACCTCCGCGCGCTTTGCCTTGAGCTCGGCGTTTCGGCGCGCACTCCGCTCGCGCTCTTTGGCCACCTTCGCCGGGTCGAGCCTGTCGCGTTCGCGAGCAGCACGGCGACGGGCTGCATCTTCGGCGGGATCGCCGTGGCGCTCGGGGCAGTACGCCCGGTTGTAGTGCGCGGCGCATAGTCCACGGGCGCGAAACGGCTTGTCACAATCGGGCAGCGAGCAGGTACGCTTACTCACGTCGAACTCCTTCATAGTTCGGCCATGCCCCCGGTCTGTTAGCGCAGATGCGGGGGTCTGATATTTACTTTTGCTTTACCTTTGGAACAATCTGAACCCTGTTTTTGGGCGAGACGCCTGCCCGGCGGGCTAGAGTGCGACCGGGGGGTCGGGGTTGGCCCCTGGGCCTTTGCCTTCGCTTTACTCGTGAAGTTGCGTTCGCGAAGCAAGTTCGAGCGTCGAAACTCAATCGACCTTGGCGTTGGACGCAGCCGCGCCTCGCCTGCCACCGTCGCTGGTGTTGCATGCCACGTGTGCCGGGCCTCGGTACGCCATGCGGTCGGGCGTGTGGTCGAGGTGCCAGTTAGTGCCAGTCACGCGCAGTCCGCACAGCGAGCAGCGAATGATCTCGCCAGCGTCGATGCGTGCCTGCCATGACCTCCGGGCCTTCTGGTGCCGGTATCCGTACCCGCGCTGGGTACTGGTGCCCCGTCGCAGCTCGTACTCACGGGCATGCTTGGGGCAGTAGCGTTCGCCGCCCGTCAAGACCACAGGGCAACGCTCGCCGGGACAGCGACGACCAGCAGGCATCGCACCCTCCCAGGGTCCACGCCCGCGCACTCGCCAGCCTGTCTCGTGTTGGTGGGCGCTGGGTGCCGGGCGGGAAGTCTGACGCACAGCAACCGCGCCCCTGCCGCGTAGACCGAGGTCATTCGCTGGAGTGGTGGCGCAGGGGCCGCGGTGCTGGCTGGCTCAATCGACCACGCACGGAGATTGAGCGTCCGTCGCCAACCACGACGGAAGCCTGTGGGGTTGATGTCAGCCCATCAACGTTGAGGGCTAGATACACGAAAGCCCCGACCGGTTGGGCCAGGGCTTTCGTTCGGCGGGGTGTAGAGACACCTCTGCCACTGCACCTAAGCGTGACACATGGGCGCGGGCGTGCGCAAGCGACACGCGCCGAGCACTTCAACGCAATCGCTTGACCATTGTGTCGACCTCACGCAGGTGATCAAGGAGGAACTGCCCGAGCGCGGCGCGGCGCGCCATGTTTTCGAGGTAGTCGTTTCCGGGATCGAGGTCGCGCTTCGTGCCCCGGGTCCGCTTTGAGAGCTCTCGTGCGAATCGCGCGACTTCGTCGTCGGCCTTGCCGTCTTCGCCGGTCATGCCACCACCTCGATTCCGGCCAAGTCGAGCGCATCGCTCAATCGGAACATCTCGGGCTCTCGGATCACAGGCACCAGCCTCTCACGCTGGATCCACTTTCGGAACAGTGCTGGCGCGAGGCGTTTCATGCCGTGGGGCCGTGCCATGTTGACGGCGACGCGTAGTTCGTCGCGGCGCATGAGTCGGGTGGACATGGCGCGCACGACCTGTTCGCGGAGGTCGCGGGCGTCGTGGCCTTGGTCGCATTCGACGCATCGTGCCACCTTGTCGCTGCTGGCGAGGTAGACGTCGCCCTGGCAGTCGAATGCCATGCATGGGCCCATGAAGCGTGGCGGGGTGGGGCGGACGATGAGCCCGACGACTTTGCGCCTGACCTTGTCGGCGGTGTCGCAGTAGTCGAGTGCTACTCGCTGCCAGTGACCCTCCGGCATGCCCTCGATTTGCTTGCGATGCTGCACCCATCGTTCGTCGTCGTCGCTGGTCCAGTGTCCGTGGCGTTGGGCGATGTCTCGGAGTCGGCTCTCGGTGTCGGCGGGTGGCGTGTAGTCAGGCGTTTCGTCCATGAGTGCCGATGCGTAGAACCAGGCCCAGTCTTCGATTTCGGCGATCAGGTCGGATGCGATGAGCGAGATGGGCGGCTTTGACCCTGGTGCGGTGCGCACGCCGTCACCACCGCCCGATGTGGGGGCCAGGTATGCCTTGAGTGCTGGGTATGCGGCGGCGATGTCGAGCCATTCGTCTCGGGCGTGCTCAGCCATTGTCAGGCAGGGCGCGGGGATGTTGCAGGTTTCGCAGATCCCGTTCTTCGCGTAGTGCTTGGCCTCGGTCACCACGAGACTCCTTTCGTGCGCTTCTTGGTGGGCTTGGTGTTCTTGGTGGTGTGCCAGGCGTCGCAGTAGGGGCACTGGTATGGCCTGAGTCGTGGCGCGCGCTTGGGCTTGGTGGATCGCCATTGGTGGATGTGCTCGTCGACCTCTTGGCGGGTGCGCATGGCTTTGAGCGTGATGGGGCAGCGGGGGAGCGGGTCGGTCATTGGCGGGGCTCCTTCGCGGCGCTGAACGCCTCTCGCACGTGAGCCGGCATGCCCACCGACTCAACGTGGTGGCAGGTGCGTCCGTTGTCGAGTCGTCCGTTCGGGCCGCACATGTCGCAGGCGTCGATGGCTTCCTGCTTGAGTGCGGCATCACGTCGCGCTGCGGACGATGCGGCTTGGGACTTCTCGCGGGCATCCTCCGCCTGGGCCTTCTCGATTGCGACGGCACATCCTCGGCACGGACGCGCAGCGTCGTGCTTCCGTCCACATGGCTGAATGTCGGGGGCGGTCGATTCCTCGCGCGTTACGGAAGTCTCTTTCCCTACGAAAGGTGAGTTAGTAGTAGGGGGACGGGACGGGTCGGGACGGGTCGGGACGGGAGAGGCGTACGGGTCCGTACGTACGCCGGTGTCATGCTGTTCGTACGTTGTTACAGGTGCGGTATCTACCTGGGGTTTCTTGCCGCTCTTGCGTGCGCGCCACTCGGCCACGCGCGCTCTCTCGTCCTCGCGTTTCTGCTCAACATCAGCCTTGGTCGGCTGATACTTCGCCCAGTTGATGAACTGGTAGCCGGCTTTCGTGCGCTTCCACATGCGCGCATCGACCAGCGTTTCGGCCCCGTCAAGGGTGCCGACGAACGACTCGACGATGCCGCGCGGGATCTTGCCGTCGGTGAGGTGTTGCGTGCTCCATGTTCCGCACGCGACCCATGTTCCGAGCGCGAGTCCTCTCTCGCTCAGCAGCATCATGAGCACCTTTTCGTCGCTCATGAGCGTGTCCGTCACTTTGAACCACGGCATCAGTCGCTCACCTCCTGCATCTCTAGTCGCACGGTGTGGTGTCCTTTCGGGGCCTTGACCGAATCGCGGCGCATGTCGGGGCCGATTACCCACTCGTGGCTGTCCTCAACGAGCAGTCCAGCGGCCACGAGCCCATCGATTGCCGCCTTGACGGTCGGGTACGCATTCGCGGGATCTGCCTTGCCGTTGGCGGCGTATCCGACGTGGGCGACGATGCGCACTGGCTTTGCATAGGGCCTGAAGCAGCGCCCTTCCGACCATGCGAGTTCGCGGATCCATGCCGTGCGCTTGGCTTTGGGGGCCCAGTGGAGGCGTTGGTTCGAGCTGAGCCATTGGGTGTTGGGGATGAGCAGGGTGATGGTCGTCATGGGCGTCACCTTTGGATCCCAAACAGTCGATCCGCCTGCTTCTGTCGGCAGGCGAGGCAGAGTCCGTTTGCAACGAACCTGGACGCGTGGCCACACCGGTTGCAGTGGCTCATGATTGCGGAGTGTTTCCAGCCGCACAGTGAGCAGTCGATGATGGGGACGCCGGTGGGGGTGGTGGTCACTGGTCGGCCCCTTCGTGTTGCTCGCGTCCGTCGAGGCTGTGGTGGAGGATGTGCCAGTTCATCTCGCCCGTCTCGGCCTTGATCGGTTCGATGGTTGGACCGCATGCGCAGTCGTCGCCCTCCGTCTCGTGTTCGATGAGGTCGTTCACGGGGTAGGTGTGAACGATGCCGGGGTGCGCGCTCACTGGTCGACCTCCTGCTCGTTGTGGGCGCCGTCTCCGATGTCGAGAGCAGCGGCCCTGAGTGCGTCGTGGGCGACCCATGCGGCTGAGCGCTCTTCGTCACTGTCGTCGGTGCCTTGCGCGTCATCGCGGTATCGGTTCGCCTTGGCGTTGAGGTGCGCGATGACGGCGTTGCGCTCCAGCGCGACAGCATGGGCCAAATCGCGCTGGATTGCGGCGTCGAACTCGGCATGCATCGCCTCGTTGGTCAGCAGTGCCATCGGGTCGCTGTGGTTGATCCAGAGCTCTCGGATGTCGTCGATTGTGGTCATGCGCCCTCACCTGCCTCGATGCGGCGCGCTCGTGCGCTCAAGATGAGGCGGACGGGTTCCCACTCGATGGGAAGCGACTCGACGGCCTCCCGCAACGCCTCAACCTTCGCGGCCTTGGCAAAGTCGGCGATAGCCCTGTCGAACTCTTCGGAGCAGGCCTGGCGCTCGTTGCCTCGGTCTACGGGAACGTTCTCCAGTTCCGCTTTGATCCATGCCTCGCGCAAGTCCTCGAGGCTGGGCGTGAACACCAGGTCGTGCCCTGGGTCCGGCGTGTACTCACTCATGCCCCTACCTCCATTGCTTCCTCGATGGCGCGGAACTCATCGCAGGGCCACGTTCGACTGCACGTCACGCACACGTCCGGGAACTCGGCCTGCCCGTGCGTCACGAGGTCGCGCATCGGGTCGAACTTGACGCGAGCGTGCAGGTCCACCACCGCCTGCAAAGCGCGGGCCATAATCGTGGGGGAGCAGGGCCAGTGCTCCTCGCATTGGGGGCACCAGGCTTCCTCGCCGTGGCTTTCGTGAACGGCGATTACCTCGCGCTGGTGCCGCCCCTGGATCGCGGCCAGTTCGTCGTGGATGGTCATGACTGGTCCTTTCCGGTCAGGTGGGTGATGATTGCGTCCACGATGTCCTCGGGCTTTCCGTAGTGCAGTGGCTCGGGGCAGGCAAGGCACGCGCCGGTACGCGGGTCGTGCGACTCCATCGGCCCGTGCTCTGGGCGCATCATCAGTTCAATCAGCTGGTCGCGGTCGATGGACTCGAAGACGGCTCGGGCAATGTCTGGCGCGTCCTCGGGGAACAGGGAGTAGTCGAGAAGGGGCCTAACCGCCTCGGCGGCCCGGTCGATTGGCGTGGTCATGCGTCACCGCCCATCGCGCGAACCATCTGAGCCGCTTGTCGGTACGCCTGAATGGTCGTCTCGGGCACGTACGCGAAGCCCTCGTCCGTCTCTTGGCGCAGGAATGTGGCGCGCCGTTCGAGTGCGTCTGCGGCACGGTCGAAGTCGCGTGATCGGGCCAGGCTTACAGGTCCGTCCAGGAATCGCAGGCAGTCCTCGCATTGCAGGCGGCGACCTTTAGGCGTGTGGTTCGCCTCGTCGCCGTAGATGCCTCGGAGGTTGGCGTGGGGGCAGTGCTTGCTCATCACTCACCACCCACCTTCGCGGCGGCAGAGATGGCGGCACGGACGATCTCGTGCCAGTGGGATTCGGACTGTAGGCGCGAGCCGTCGCCAGCGACCTCAAACGCCGCCGTGACCCCGGCCTCCACCTGCGCGTCGGTAGGGTCGCTCGCAACACTCCCGCGCATGAACTCGATCAGCGCCTCCATCGCCGTCACGTCAATCCGGCTGAGTCCTATTGCGCTGATCGTGGCGAGCAACTCCGCGGCCTGCTTCGCAATCTCGCTCGTGGTGGGCAGGGTGGCGGGCGTGAGGACCGTGAGTGGGAACTGTGGCCCCAGTGCCCGAAAGCCTGGCATCGGCGGTTTGACCACAATGGGGCTACCGCTGTCCTCTTCGCCCTCAACGGGGTAGGACTGCGCAATTGCGTCGCCGTCCTCTGTCTCCCAAACGAGCCACAGCACCCCCTCCCGGTCACGCGCGGCAAACGGCACGAGTCCATCCTCGAAAGGCGGGGTCAACTCCGCCACCGTCTCCACGGTGTGCGGCTTGGGCTGGCGGGTGAGTGTCGACTCAAGCGCCGCTGCTGTCGCCATCCAGATGCCGATGATGGAGCCGGGGTCAATCTCGGATGCCCCGACGCCCTCGCGAAATGCAACTGCCTTGGCGACTAGTTCACGGGCCTTCGCCTCACGGTCGTTCGTGTTGGTCATGGTTTCCTCTCTAGAAAGGCGGCTCTGTGGTGGCAGGTGCAGCGCCCCACGGATCGTTGGATGCCTGTGCGGCCGGCGCGGTCTGGCTCTTGCCGGTTCGCGTGACCTTGGCTGTCGCGTTCTTGAGCGACGGCCCGACCTCGATGACTTGCATTTCCACGACGGATCGCTTCTCGCCGTTTGACTCAAATGACCGCTGCATGAGGTTGCCGGTGACGATGACGCGCGTCCCTTTGGTCAAGCTCTCGGCCGCGTGCTCTGCGGCCTCACGCCACAGTGCGCACCGCATCCAAAGGGTGTCGCCGTCCTTCCACTCGTTCGTCTGCTTGTCGAACGTGCGGGGCGTGCTGGCAACGGTGAAGTTGACGACAGCGACGCCGGACTGGATGAAGCGCAATTCGGGATCGGCTGACAGATTGCCGACGATGGTGATGGGGGTTTCGCCACTCACTGGTGGTCCTTTCGTTCGACGACGCGGGCTTCCCATTCGGTGGGCTTGTGGGTACGTCCGGTGTTGGGGTGGAGTCGGTAGACCTGCATTTGCAGGTGGAGGTATCCGTGGGTTGCGAGCCACCGGTTGCCGGCGTCACGAATGTTCGCGGCACTGGTGCGGGTTTCACGGAACCGGATCGTGGAGTAGCGGGGCATGGTCGCGAGGGCTTGCGCGGCGGCTGCTCCTGGACGTAGGGGCGTGACGGTGGCGGGGCTAGTCATCCCAGCCGCCCATCCATCGCCGCAGTGTCGTGGCGCTCGTGCCTACTGCGGCGGCGGCTTCGGCTTTGGTGTAGCCGCGTCGCATGAGGGCTTTGGCTCGCTTGACTCGCTGGCCCTGGTTGGCGTTCGGGTGAATGTCCTGCTTGCGACGTGTGCGCCGGATTGCCTGGCGGTCCTTGTATGACGCGCCGCCCCAGATGCCCTCAAGCTCGGGCCGGTCGAGTGCATATTCGAGGCATGCGGCTCGCACTGGGCATTCGGCGCATATCTCCTTGACTGCAGTGTTGCTCGTGCTGGGCGCGGGGAACCACGTGTCGGGGTCGATTTCACCCTTCGCGCAGGTGCCTTGGCTGAGGTCGGCGCTCAACATGGCGTCTCCATCGGCTCAAGTGCGGGCTCCCTGGCGTGTGCGCATGAGCACAGGTCGGGGTCGCAGTCGCGGCAGTCGGTGAGTTCACATGCGGCGCACAGCCTCACGCGCTCCCTGTACGTCTCCCATGCGGCGTCTTGGTCGCATCGGCAGTCGAACGTCGCGCCGTCCTCTTCCTTCACCTGCCCACAGTCGGGGCACAGGATCGTGGTCACTTCGCACCCCCAATCCCGAGCATGCCCATGAGGCCGGCTGCGTCTCGTGGGTTGCGGGCGTTGTTGTCGATGTACCTGCGGGCCGCGTCCAACTGTTCGGGCGTTCCGAGCGGTGTCACGGTTGACGGCAGTGAGGTGAGGGTTGCCGTGTTCCCGGCTGCATTTGCCTCGTGGCTGTGCTGCAAGTCCGAGGGCTTCGATACGGTGCGGTGGGTGGTCATGCCGCGTCCTCCAAGGGTTCGATGTAGCCGTCGTCGTCCAGGTCCAGGGGAGCGGGCCAGGCGTTGCGTTCGGCGGTTCGTGTCGTGCGTGTGGCGGCCGATTTCGCGTGCCAGGTTTCCGGCGTGTTCGGCGTTGCCCACAGTCGGGAGAACAGGGCGCGCATGGCGTTGTGGGTGCGAACCGTGGTCATCGGAGCGCCGCCCCACAGGCGGTGGATCGCCTGATGCTCAATGCCTGCGAGTGCGGCTTGCATGCTGGCGCTGTATCCCATGCGCGCCAGGGCATGCACTCGGTTCACGCTCGGCGTGCTGTCGATCGACCTGCCCGCTTCGAGCTCTTCGATGGCGGGCACCGGTACGGCCAGCAGGGCATCGCGGGTCGCAGGTCGGCACTTGGTTCGCGGCTTGCCCCCGTTGCGGTCTGCGCGCCCGTATAGCAGGGGATAGACGGTGGAGGGATCGATGCCTGCGCGGCGTGCGATCTTCTTCCAGCCGAGGCCCGCGGCCATGAGCGTGCGGACATGGGCGACGGCTGGCGTTGCGTCGACGTATGGCGCCTCGCGCACTCCCCACCGGGCCTGTGCACGGTGCTCGCGCCGCAGGCGTTCGGCCATTACCGCGGCCATGGTGCATAGCGCGCACCGGCACTTGTCGAGCGTGTACGACGCCTGCGTTCCGTGCATGTGGGTGACGCGCTTGTGGTCGCACGCGGCGTTGAGGTGTCGGGCGATCATGCTGCGGCCCCCCACACGATGCGCTCGGTGTTGGGAAGTGCGTCGCCGGTGAGCAGGTCGCGGATGCCGAGCCACCGGGCGTAGACGGATAGCCAGGCGTCAAGCTCGCCAATGCGGTGTTCCCACGCCCTGCGCGCCTTGGTGATGAAGTGCGCCGCGTTGCGCAGGTCGGCTTCCTCGTTTCGGACGATCACGCCGCCTTTGCATCGCTGCCCGTACGCCAGTCCGCGCATCCAGATTCCAGCGATTTCGAGGGCCGATTGCATGGGTCCGCAGATCGGGTCAGCGATTCCGGCGACGTAGCGTGCCTCGTGTGAGAACTCGAGGCCAGGTTCGATGTCGTGGCCGCACAGTCCGCAGACGGGGATGCTGGCCGGCTCGAACAGGTCGAGTTCGGGTTGCGTGATCGTGGTCATCGCGCCACATCCCCACGCAGGTCAACAATCCCGGCGACGCCCCAAACGCAGGCGACGGCGAGCATGGCGACGGTGATGACGGTTCCAGCGGCGATGCTGGCGAGTTTGAGGGGGGTCATTGGTCGCCCCTGTTCACGACATCCCACCCGCCGGACTCCTCGACGTCCTCGAGAATGTCTTCCACGAGGCTTGAGTCGACGTTGTGCCCGAGGGCCTCGTGATGCGCCATGTGTTCGCGCAACTCATCCTCGGAGTGGATGCGGGTGTACGTGCAGGGGTCGTCGCTCGAATCGCCAGCCGCGCCCATGCAGGTGATGCCGCCTCGGACGTCCATGTAGACGTAGAGCGCACCTTCGAAACTCCATCGCGAATAGGCCATCACCCGGCCCTCCAAACGAGCGCCGCCACGATCACGAACGCCAGACCGACCGCGATCCACGACGGCCAGGTGTTGCGCGGGGTGCGGCTTGCGTGCTTCATCGCTGCCACCCCTCGAAGGTCTCGACTGCGCTGTCAGGGACAGGACCGCCAACCCACTCTTGCGATTGAAGTTCGAGCCAGCCGGTCTCCGCGCCACAAGAGCTGCAGTAGCGCGTCACGCCGTCGTCCCAAGAGTCCGTGGCAGGGTGCTTGCAAGGGGCGTCGCTCATGACTCGACTCCCGTGGACAGGACGGTGACGGGGCCGCGCTGGGTGAGTTCGGACCAGCTGAAGAACAGGCCGTTCGTGTAGCGCCAGTACTCGTCGTCGTGGTCGTGCGCCTTGACGTTGCGCACGTACTTGCGGCCCTCGACCTCAACCACGGCACCCAACCCGGTCGGCTCTTCCGGCTGCTGCTGAGCATTGCTCCAATCGAGAAACGACTGGAACACGGCCCCAACATCCATCCGATGCGGGTCGCCAGGGTGCCAGCACGTGTCGGAAAAGTCGGCGTGTGCCAGCGTCCACTCGGCGCTATACGTGTTGGACTCGCCGTTTGAGTCGGTGAGAATCATGGACCAACGCCCCTTGCGCGCCTCCGCCTTGTCGGCGTTGGTCCAGTGCCACTCGTTGCGCTCGGCTTCGATGAAGGCGACAATCTCGTACCCAGTTGTGCCCTGGACAGTGAGCCAAGGCCCGCCATTGCGGACAAGGATGTTGCCGGCGGCGCTTCGGCAATACTGCCGACCCATGAACACAAACGGCGATTCCTTAGTGAACTTGCTCATGACTTCCTCTCCTCATGCATGGATGCGCCCAGGGCGACGGTGAATGCGCGCAGCTGGTTGTACTCGCGCGCTTGGGTGCGAGTCGTGCGCAGGTAGTGGTTGGCGCGCAGACGCTGACGGTCCGCTTCGCCAAGGGCTTGGAGCCAGGACCAGCACAGGGCCAGGGCCGCGAGGACGATGGCGGCGATGTGCAACCATGCGGACGCGCCGCCATCGGTGAACAGGCCAGCGACCGTGAGGCCGAACGCGAACGCGAACAGGGCGAACGTGATCAGGACGTCGCGCTTCATGACGCCACCGCCCGCATTGGGTCGCGCAACTGTTCACGCGACACCTGGAATCCGGCGAGATAGTTGTGGACAAACTCGCGGCGCTTGGCATCGTCAAGGTCGTGCGCGGGAACAGTCGTGTAGCCATCCGTGACCGCAAAGCCGCCCCCGTGATGCACGACATATGCGGAACGGTCACGGTCGAGCTGACGACGCTCGGTGGGGGTGAAGGTGGTCATGATTGGGCCGCCTCGTCATCTCCAATGCGGAACACGTCGACCCTGGTTGGCTTGCGCTTTTGGTCAGGGTGCATCGTCCCTAGGTGATCGCTAAGTTCGGGGAAGTCTCGGTCCTCGTCAACGACAACCTCGACAACCTCGAAGCTGTGCCACTGGTCGGAGTCAGCGTCTAGCGAGACTGCCCTGGCGGTGGCTAGCCCCTCGCTTGAGTAGACGCCGACAATCTCTGCCGCGTGGACGCCACGAGTGTTTACTGCCCAAAGTGACTTGCTCATGACTGGGCCGCCTCAATCTCGGCCTTGCGTGCGCCGATCAGCGCCGACACCTCGTCCGACTTGTTCGACGACTCCCACAGCGCCTTGAGTTCTGCCAGGTCGTCACACGCGGCGATCTGCTCGGGGGTGACGGTGGGCAACTTGTCAGGATTACTTACAGGTTCGGTGAGGGGCTGGACGGTCATCGGCCCCTTCTTGCCTCGCGACACCGTGACATGTGCCGTGAACGGCTTGCCCCCAGGAAGGTCGCTCATGTGCGAGACGCGAACCCCGCCAAGCTGCTCCTTGCCGAACCTCACGGCAGGGTCGCGGTACAGGGTGACGCGGCGACCCTTCCAAGTGGATGTCTCGTCGGTCCATGCCTCGATCAGCAGCGTCAGGACACCGTTTGGCGGCCTCCATGCCTTGCCCTCGCCGTCTGAGAAGTGGATGTCGTACGGCTGCTCGGCCACGCCCTCCACGACGTGCGAGACAGTGAAGGTTCGCGGGCCTCCAATGAAGTCGTCTGCGTTCCACTGGTCCGAACGCGGCTTTACCTTGATCCTCATAGCTTCAACTCCGGCGTTTCGAAATGGTCGATCAGTTCGGTGGCTGGCATACCTTCAGTTGCCAGCGAGTAGGCGCGCTCCATTTCTTGTGCGCGCTCTTCGAAGGTGTCGACGGCGGCAAGAATCGCGCCGTGCCAGTCGGGGTCAGCCTCGATGCGCTTGACGTGCAGTGGCATGCCACCGGAGTACGAAACGAAGTCGCACCACTTGCGGCCCGTGACGAGCATCCCGGCCTGCATCTGCGCCATGTAGGCGTGCTCGACGGGCGCTCCCAGTGCGCGGGCAATCTGCGTCTTGGGCGTCGTGGTCGCGGACTTGATTTCAACCAGCCCGTCGCCACCCACGAGGCCGTCAGGGGAGTAGCCCAACTTCGCGCCATTACCAAGGTCACGGACAAAGAATCCGAACTCACGGACTGGGTTGAAGTGCTCGCGGTAGATGTCGCGGGCGATTGGCTCGTCAAGGATGCCGGTCAACATCGCGTCCGTCTGGCGCGTCTCGATGATGCGTCCGGTGATGCGTTCGGCTACGAGGGTGCGCAGGTATGAGCGCGACGTTTCGTTGTCGGCAACCTTGAGTGTCGTGGTCAGCAGCGATCCGACAGCCGATGCGGTCACGATGCCGCGACGGGCATCGAACCACTCGAGTGAGCGCTGTTCCAGCTCGGGGTAGGTCGTGAGGTCGCTCATGACTGCGGCCTCGCGTAGCCACGGAATGCGCGATCCACGGCCTCTAGGTCCGGCTGACTACTGCCCGCCCACTCGCGGGCCTTCCGTTCTGCATCTGAGACTGCTGCGACCGGCTCGAAGTCGATGTGGTCAGCCGTATCCCACGGGGAGTTGCAGGAGCATCCCGCGTCCGTCGCCGTGAAGTAGCGACCACTGGCGTCAACGAATACGCCAAACACGGACCAGTCGTAACCCCCGCCAGGATCGACCTCGATCACGAGTTCCTTGCCGTCGATGTTCAGGTTGTCGCTCATCACGCCACCAGCCCGAACATCAGGGACAGCGCGGCCATGCCAATCGCGGTGATCGCAAACCGGGTGGCGCGTGCATCCTGGACCTCGCCGTGGATCGTCAGGCCGCGTGCGTGGAGTTTGCGACCCTTGAGCATCGTCACGACGGACCACGCGGCGAACACGGCGCCGGCGACGATGAACGCCCAGCCGATGATGTCGGCGGCGGTCATGAGGCCACCGCCTGACGCAGCCACTTCGCGAACTGCACCTGCTGGTGGTGCGTGGTCCAGGCGCGGTCGGAATCGAGGCCCAGGCTGTCGCGCTCGGTGGCAATGTCGGCGTTCTCGTTGGCGAACTTCTCCAGCTCGTCAGCCTTCGCGAGCATCTGCTCGTCACGGACGCGCTTGCCTGCGGCGAATGCGGCGGCTCCCTGGGCCGGAGCGGCGTGCGCTGTGGTGCTCATCACGCCACCTGCGCCTTCAGGCGGTCCCAGTCGAGGACGATGCGCTCGGGGAGGCGGCGGCGGGAGTTCCTGTTGCGGGCGTCTCCACTGCGCAACATGCGGCCCGTCTCGCCAAGAATCCCGGCCTTCGCGAGGTGGCTGATGACGTTGCCCACGAGGTGGTCGTTGACGCCCTCGGGAAGCAAGGGGCGCAACGTGGAGGCGTGCACCCGGTCGTCGTTCTCGATAGCGCACGCGATCACAGCCATGACGACGGCGCGACGGTGCAGGGATGCGAGCGGGGCAGGGTCGTCGTGGACCTGGTTGACAAGCGACCAGTCCTCGACGGCGGCGGCTTTCGCCGCCTCGGGCCTTCTCCTGTCACTACGATTAAGCACAGCGGTACTCATTTCTGCTCCTTCAAGGGGTAGATGCGGTGGGTTTCGCTAGGCCGTCGCGGGTTCTTGGCGGGATGCGCGACGGCCGACACTTAGGGGGCCTACGTGAGGGCCAGGACGATCAACAGCCAGATCACAGAGCCCCACAGCAACAGCGCCGTGGCGAACAGTGCGGCGGTCAGTGCCTTACGACTGGTCATCTGAATCTCCTTCACGTAGGTGTGGGTCAGGTCGGCGGCCTTCTCGGCACGCCCTTCGGGTGATCCGCGGGGGTCATGACAGCGGCCCCGCAATGGCATCGTGGAAAGACTTCATGTCGGCGGCGATCTGGACTTGCAGCGCCTCTTCGCGAATGGCCGCATGGCGCTGGTGGCGCTCGGCCTCGTCAAGCGTGAGCGACTGTGGGGCGAGCCCGGCCCGGTAGAGGTAGTGCCACCCGAAAATCGCGCACGGATTCAGGCCGCCCCGCCACATGGCGAAGGTGTGGTTCGGCTGCCAGCCCTCTTGGAGGTTGCACCCGGTGCAGAGAAGGCCGCGTACTAGGCCCGTCTCGTGGTCGTGGTCGAGCGCGTGGCGCTTCGACGCCTGGCGTTCGTGCGTGCCGCAGATTCCGCACCTGCCGGCCTGCCATAGGTGAGCCTCGGTCTTGCCTGAGGGCAGGTCCGGCTTGATCTCGTCGAAGCCCGGGATGCCCCACTCGAGGAACTTGGGTGCGAGTTCCCGTAGCGTCAGGCGACTCATCGCGCGACCCCTGCCAGCCACGCCTTGAGGTCTGCTGGGTCGATTGAGTCCTTCGCGACCTCGCGGCCCTCGATGCGTGGCCTTGTCGTCTTGAGGTCGCCCGAGCGGATGGCCCTCTTGATCGTGTCCTCGCTGTAGCCCGTCGCTTCCGCTGCGGTCTTGGGCGTGTACGAGATCGGCGCGGTCACTTCTCGGACTCTTTCAACCAGGGGCCGAGAAGTGACCCGCGCTCGATGTCCAGGGCAGTCGCGATCCGAGCAAGTTCGCCAAGGCGAAACGTGTCGGGGTCGTTGAGGCGCCCCTGAAGTGTCTTGTCGCTCATTTCAGCCGCTGCTGCAAGGCGCCCGGCTGCGAGCCTTCTCCTGCCGAGCTCGCCCCGAATCGTGGGGGTCGGCTCCTTCTCCGTGATGTCCATGGTCTGAACCTAGCAGACGAAAAAGTAAGTCGTCAAGACGAAAACATCCGCGTGTCCTACCAATTTTGCCCCGCGCACTACATAAACGGGGTGGCCGCCATTACTGTGGTAGCCATGACGAACGACCGGAAGGCCCGCGAGAAGGCCGAGAACGAACACTTCATGAAGGTGCTAGACGACGCGATCTATCAGGCGCGCCTCAAGTACACCGACGTTGATGCGCTCATCGGTGCATCCGAGGGCACAACCGGGCGCTGGATCCGCAACGTGCAGGTGATGCGCGCGCCGACGTTCGTGAAGATTGCGGTGGCCATCGGGTCCGACCCGTCGAAGTTGATGGCCGAAGCGGTAGCCCGCATGGAAGCCGCTGGGCTACTCGACAACGTTGAGACTCTGCCGACCGTCGAGGCCGAGCAGGCGGGCAAGTAG